GGTATAAGGCCCAGATAGTGAGCAGAAAATATGGGAAACCGCGGCAGGCAGTCCTCAGCTGAACTCACGGTAATCGGGCCGCGTGGCATCGAGACGATCAAACGTCCAGATCCTCCGGAGGAGCTCACCGATGAACAGGCACGCGAGTGGCAGGAGATCGTCAACCGCATGCCGGCTGATTGGTTCCCGCGGGAGACCCACTGCCTCCTAATTCAGCTTTGCCGGCACAATGTCGAGGGCCGTCATATCGCCGCTATGATCGCGCGGATGAAGGCTGCTCCCAAAGAGGAGTTCGTCCTTCAAGACTACAACAGGCTTCTCAACATGCAAGAGCGCGAGAGCCGCGCGATCGCCTCAATGACAACCAAGCTGCGACTCAGCCATCAAGCTACCAAGCGGCAAGAGCGTACCGCCAAATCAACAATGCACCGCCGTCCATGGATGACGGATGACCCAGCTTGATCAGCAAACCAAGCGCCGTCCGGGCCGACCTCGCAAGTCACGGACCCGCGGCCAACGCAATATCGAGTGGATCCATCAACACTGTTACATTCCTGAGGGGATGCAGATGGGCCGCAAGGTCCGCCTGCGGCCTTGGCAGCAAGCCGAGATCGTTCGCATCTATGACAACCCAGCCGGCACCCGTAAAGCTATCATAAGCTTTGGCCGTAAGAACGCGAAGTCAACACTGGCCGCCTTCCTGCTTCTGTTACATCTTTGTGGGCCTGAGTCGAAGCCTAACAGCCAGCTCTACAGCGCGGCTCAATCCCGGCAACAGGCTTCGGTCGTCTTCGACCTAGCAGCGAAGATGGTGCGAATGTCGCCGGAGCTTCGTGATTGCATCGTGATTCGCGACACAGCAAAGGAGCTGGTCTGCCAGGAGCTGGGCACCAAGTACCGCGCACTATCAGCGGAGGTCGCTACAGCATATGGCTTATCCCCAAGCTTCATCGTGCACGATGAGCTGGGCCAGGTTCGCGGTCCGCGGTCCGATCTTTATGAGGCGTTGGAGACCGCTACTGGCGCGCAAGAGGAGCCGCTTTCCATTATCATCTCAACTCAAGCGCCGACCGATGCCGATCTGCTTTCCATTTTGATTGATGATGCAATTTCTGGAGATGATCCGCGGGTTGTGGTTTCTCTTTACACAGCCCCGCTCGATGCCGATCCGTTCGTCGAGTCTACGATCAAGAAGGCTAATCCAGCGTTCGGGGACTTTTTGAATTCGACTGAAGTCATGGCGATGGCTGATGCTGCTAATCGGATGCCGAGCAGCGAGGCAGAATTTCGTAACCTGATTTTGAATCAACGGGTGGAAGCCTCTTCACCTTTTGTATCGCGTTCATTGTGGTCTTCTTGCAACGCACTCCCAAAGTCAATTGAAGACATCAATGTCTATGGTGGCCTTGACCTCTCGGAGGTCCGCGATTTGACGGCGCTTGTCCTAATTGGTAGAGTGGCAGGTGTATGGCAGGTTCACTCGACATTCTGGATGCCTGAGGATGGGCTGGCAGATAAGTCGCGCAAGGATAAGGTTCCCTATGATATGTGGTGCCTACAGGGATGGCTAACCAAGGCACCAGGGAAGTCTATTGATTACGATTATGTTGCGGAGTACCTGCGTGATTGTTTCGACAAATACAAGATACAGAAGTTGGCGTTTGACCGTTGGAATTTCCGGCATCTGCGGCCTTGCTTGGTGCGGGCCGGATTTACCGACAGGGAGATCGAAGATCACTTTGTAGAATTCGGGCAAGGTTTCCAGAGCATGAGCCCGGCGCTACGGCAATTGGAGAGCGATATCCTGAACAAGCGGATCGCGCACGGCGATCAGCCAGTCTTGAAGATGTGCGCGGCCAATGCTGTCGTGCAGACCGACCCAGCCAGCAATCGTAAGCTGGCAAAGAACAAGAGCGCTGGGAGGATTGACGGATTGGTCGCCCTGGCTATGGCGATTGGTGTTGCTGCGGATGAGAACGAAGCGCCGCAACGCGAGTACCAGATGCTGTTCGTATGACGGGATTCAGGCCCGCCGTTTATAAGGCTGCTCATCCGCCGAGGTGAGAGTGATCCTGACGGTGACGCAGGATTGCCGGCGGGCCTGAACTAACTTGGAGGAAGCACCCATGTCCTTGACCGGCATTCTTCTCGGACTGATCAACATCTGTATCGTGGTTGCGGTCTTGTTGATCGTCGGCCTGATCGTGTGGTGGATGATCGGCATCATCTGCAACCTAGCAGGCGTCGGCACCCCTCCGGAGCAGATCAAAAAGATATACATGGTCATCGTCGCGCTGGTCGCGCTCTACATGCTTGTGGCGTTGCTCCTGGGCATTCCGACTTGGAAGATCGTGCAGCACGAGAACCCGGTGATCGGGGCCTACATCCCGCCGGTTCCAGACATCATGACGACGGGGATGCGATAATGGGCGTCTGGCATGGAGTCTAAAACATGGGACGATTTTGGTGGGAAGACCAGGAGTTTCCTGTGCGCTATCCTTGCCCCTTGCTGCCTGGTGACAAGATCAAATTGAAAGACGGGACTGCCGAGCGGACAGCCGATCGCGCGATCACCCTGAGAAATGAGAATGATCTGAAGAAATTTCTTGAGGAGGGACGGACATGACGAACGTCACAGTTGACCTCGAAGGCGTGCGCGGCATCGGCGGCGGAGGTACGGGCGGCACCGTCATCGGACAGACGGGCCGCATGGGCCGTGAGCATCCAGAGGGCGTCGAGCGCAAACTCTACTCTGTCCTGGAGGTCAAGGAGGTTGACGACGACCAGCGCCTCATCCGCGGCATTGCAACGACGCCGTCGCCGGATCGCGCGGGCGACATCGTCGAGCCGCTCGGCGTCAAGTTCAAGAATCCGCTGCCGTTGCTCTGGCAGCACAATTCCCGCGAGCCGATCGGCCAGGCCAAGCTCGGCAAGCCGACGGAAGACGGGATCAGCTTCGAGGCCCGTATTCCGAAAGTGGCGGAGCCGGGTCGTTTGAAGGACCGCCTCGACGAGGTCTGGCAGAGCCTCAAGGCCGGCCTCGTCCGAGGTGTGTCCATCGGTTTTCGTTCTCTGGAGTTGAGCTTTTTGAAAGATGGCGGAATCCACTTCTTGGAGACCGAGGTGCTTGAACTTTCTTTGGTGACGATCCCGGCGAACGCGGAAGCGACCATCGACGAGATCAAGGCGTTCGACACGGGCCAGAAGACGATCGTGAAGGTCATCGATGGCGGAGCTACGACGAGCCAATCAGGCGGTGCTAAGAGCCAAGATGGCGGCGCTACATCGAAACCAGACGCCAAGAGCGTCGCACAGGAAAAGTTCAAGCCCATGACCAAAAGTATGACGATAGCCGAACAAATTTCGGCGTTCGAGGCCAAGCGCGCGGCCAATACCGCCCGCATGGAAGAGTTGATGAACAAGGCGGCCGACGAGAAGGTCACGCTCGACGACCAAGAGTCGGTCGAGTACGACGATCTCGCCGCGGAGATCAAGAAGATCGACCAGCACCTGACGCGGCTTAAGGCGTTAGAGACCGCCAACAAGGCGGCTGCCAAGCCGGTCGAGCCGATGGCGACGATCACCGACGGCGGCGCGCAGCGTAGTCCGTCGCGCAACCCGATCGTCTCGGTGAAAGCCAACGTACCGCCTGGCACGGCGTTCACGCGCTACGCCATGGCGCTCGCTGGCGCCAAGGGCAACCGCTGGGAGGCGATCAACCGCGCCAAGATGTGGCATGATCAGACGCCCGAGGTGGAGTTGGCGTTGCAGAGCGACATCGCCAGCGACATGCACGGCATTGTCAAGGCGGCGGTCGGCGTCGGCACCACGACTGATGCGACGTGGGCGAGCCCGCTCGTCGCCTTTACGGTGATGGCCAGCGAGTTCATCGAGCTGCTGCGGCCGGCGACGATCATCGGTCGTATCCCTGGTCTCCGGCGCGTGCCCTTCAATATCCAGATGCCGGCGACCACGACCGGGTCGACCGTCGCTTGGGTGGGGGAGAACGCTCCGAAGCCTGTCGGGCAGATGGCGTTCACGACCGTCCAGCTGCGGTGGGCCAAGGCGGCGGGCATCATCGTCCTCACGCAGGAGCTTGTTCGCTTCAGCAACCCGTCGGCTGAGTCGGTCGTGCGCGGCGACCTGATCGCTGCCATGGCCCAGTTCTTGGATCGGCAGTTCATCGACCCGTCGGTCGCGGCAGTGACCAACGTGT